AATGGAAGAGTTAATATCTTCCATTACAATCCTTATTGACACAAGGGAGAAAGTCAATTCCCACATTACAGATTACTTTGATCGAAAAGGAATTTCATATAAAAAGAAAGCACTCGGTTATGGAGATTATTCGTTCATGATTCCTGCAAATGAGAAGTTATCCATACCTCGTGATTTGTATTTTAATACAACATGTGTCATTGAGAGAAAAGCTAGTCTTGAAGAGATAAGTAATAATCTGACAAAAGAGCGTGAAAGATTTGAAAAAGAATTATGTCTTGCACCAAAAACTAAAGTTCTGTTGATTGAAAACGCTTCTTATGAAGATATTGCAACAGGAAATTATGATACAAAGTATAATCGGAAATCATTCATTGCATCAATACACAGCTTTTGGTTCAAATATAATATTCCAGTTATGTTCATGCCAAACAATCAATACTCAGGATTATTTATTAGGGAGTATTTTGAATATTTCTTAAAGAATTATCTTAGATAGAGAGAATAATACAATAGAGGATTTCTGGAATGCCCATAAATAGGGCGTTTCAGAGACTCAAAAAACCAAGGAAAGACGGATTTCGTAAGGAGGTTACAACAATGGCATATTGTCAGAGATGTGGTGAATATTGCCAAGACCATTATACATATTGTAAGAGATGTTATTTTGAACTTGGGCAACCATTTGGGAAAGCAATAGAAAGACCTCACAAATGTAGAAAATGTGGATGTACTATATATGGAAGATATAACTATTGTTTATCATGTGCTCAGAAAAAGGGTTTTATTAATAAATCAAATTATTAAAATAATAAAGCATTTGTTAAGGAGGTAAAATACATGAAATATAAAATTAGCGATGTATACATAAATGTAAATGGCGAAGATATTGCGATTGGTGTTGTCCTTGGAGAAGAGGATAAGCCACAGTCTCCATTTAGAACAGAATATGTTACAAATTCAGAGTATGAAAAGGGGTTAAAAGAATTTCGATACGGAAAACAACAAATTGGAGATCTTGTTTATCATTGTATAACACAGTTTAAAAACTTTACTGCTACATGCCCAATAAAACAGAAGTGGGTTGATGAATTAGAAAAAATGGGATACGACATATCAAAATTAAAATATGAAATTGCAGAGTAATCGACAGTTTCTTGTGAAAATTAAGGAGGTAAAAATGAACAGAATAACTATTAATGGTAAAACAATCACATGTTCAGGAACTAATGTTGTCATCAACAATGGAAAGGTTATTGTAGATGGCAATATAGTTCAGGAATGCAATAGTGGTGATATTAAAGTCACCATCGAAGGAAATGTAAACAAAATTGATTGTGGTGGTTCAGTAGAAGTTCACGGCAATTCAGGAAGTATTGATTGCGGTGGCAGTTGTAAAGTCGGTGGAGATGTCAAAGGAGATATAGACGCAGGTGGTTCTGTAACTTGTGGTAACGTATCAGGTGACATAGATGCTGGTGGAAGTGTGAGATGTAGAAGATAAGGAGAATAATTTATGTATAACAAATTAACAGACAAACAGTATAACATTGCCATTGGTATTATTTTACTTTGGGGATTTTTAGTGAATACAATAATGTGTGTATTTTTTCAGGACACATTTTGCAACTTAAATCCAACAATGGTATTAATTGGCTACTTTGTAGTTGCATTAGCAGGTATTGGTATGAGTGAGTTTTCAGACAACCCAATTGTGAGTTTTATAGGATATAACTTAGTTATATTGCCAGTTGGTGTAGTTTTAAGTATTTGCTTAAAAGATTATTATATGTCTTCTATTGTACAAGCTTTTATTTTGACTACTCTGATTACCATTGTGCTTATTATTGTATCAAGTATTAAACCAGAAATATTTCTATCAATGGGAAAAACACTATTTATTTGTTTATCAGCAGTTATAGTAATTGAATTTATTATGATTTTATTTGGTAATGTACCTAAATGGTGGGATTGGGTTGTCGCATTGCTATTCTGTGGATATATTGGATATGATTGGGCAGAAGCACAAAATAATGCAAAAACTTTAGATAATGCTATAGATAGTGCAGTTGCTTTATATCTTGATATCATCAATTTGTTTTTAAGACTGTTGGGAAGCAGTAAAGATGATAATTAAAAGTAGCAAGAATCCATTATTCATTGCTACGATTTCTATACAATTTTTGATGCATTTCTTAGAGCAATTCGCTCATTGTTTCACAAGTAAAAAGAGAATAAATAATCAGGAGGTATATTACTTGCAGATAAGAATAATATCATTCAGTGATAATTATGAAGGGTATAAACTTAAAGGATATGCTGACATAGATAATATAAGTGAATTAATAAAAACACTTAATTATATGAAAGAAAATGACATACCAATAACAATCAATACGGAAGATATTGTTGATACAGATGGAGAAGATTACTACATAAATAGTTTTAATGTCGTATTCCCTAAAGTTGGTGGTGAAATTATTCCTCATATAGTTATCTATGTGGAAGAGGTGTAAAAATGAATAAGAAATTATTACTGATAATTATTATCATCTTGCTTATTTTAGGCATATTTATCAGCTTATGTATGAGTAAAATGATTTTCAATTTGATAATGAATTCCAGTATACCCAATTGGTTAAAGTGGATAATACTAAGAAGTTATTAAGGAAGTAGGTGAATACATGGAATGGAATGTATATTTTCATGACTTCAACAGAAATGAAATTATTACATACAACATATTTAGACATTATAGGTTTAATGAAGAGATTCAGAAATTAATTCATAGTAAAATTGATAAGATAGAATTCAAGGAAAAGCTAAGAAAAGAACTCATGTATTGGTTTTGGTCAAAATGTGAATATGAAATAGTTATATCACCTTGGGTTGGTAGAAATAAAGAAGAAGCTGAAGTTAAGATTGATATACATGATCAGGTAATGTTGAATTTTAATAGATTCTTTGATTACTGTTGGTCATTTAAGGAGAAATAATAATGAAATTTTTGATAGACGAAATGCCTTATTTTTCAAACGAATGTCCATTCTATGATGCAAGTATAGGTGGTATATGTAAATGTGATGGGTGTATATGTAATTATATGTCTTTACCAAGTCAAGAAAAAGGTGAACAAACAGAATGTAAATGGTTGATCCAAAAGGAGGAAGAAAAAGAATGAAATTTTCAAACACATCAGTAATGAACTTCGAGAATGCCTTTAGAGGACTTAGAAATCCAATGAATTCTTGGTCTAAAAGCGATAGTCATTATAGCTGTAGTGAAGAATTTTTCTGTAAAGGATGTACAGTAGATTCTCGCTGCGGTGAGTATAAAAGAAGTGATGATTATATTATTGGTAAAAATGATATGAAGCTCGCACAAACACTTATTAAAGCAGGAAATGAGCATAGAAAGTTTATGAGACAGATATTTATTTCAGTTGATATAACAGCTCCTATCTACTGGTGGAAGGAATTTGATACATATAAGGTAGGAACTACAGTTAATTCTACTTCCACAATGCATAAACTCGCCACAACACCAATTACATTAGAGTGTTTTGAGATTGATGATTATGATGATACATTAGTTACAACACTTCCTGATGGAGACGAAGAAGATCCTGGTAATTGGACAATGTATTCATCTGAAGAACCTAAATCAATCATTGATTGGATTGAATCTCTTAGACTCGCATATCTCGAAACAAAGGACAAGAGATACTGGAAGGAACTTATAAGATGGCTTCCTGAAAGTTGGTTACAGACAAGAACAGTTACTATGAATTATGAGAATGTCCGTAATATGTACTTCCAGCGTAAAAATCATAAACTTACAGAATGGTCGGAGTCATTCATTAAGTGGGTAGAATCGCTTCCATATGCAAAAGAATTAATTATGTATGAGGGTTAAAATTATGACATCTTTTTATATTATTTCAGGCGAAGAGTATGAAGAATACAAAGAGTTAAAAAAGAAAAATAAACCAATGAGAAAATTGCTTGGATACGATAAATGTTATTGTCCTATGTGTAATTATGTGGTTGATAATGCCGTTCCAAGACAGAATTATTGTGATAAATGTGGACAAAGATTATATAAGAGATGGTATAAGAAAAAATAGGAGGAGACAAGTGAATAAATTAGATATTGCAGCTAGAGTCAGAGAACTTAACAGAGCATCAGAAGCTTATTACAATACTGGGCAACCTATTATGAGCGATTATGAATTTGATAAAAAAATAGAAGAACTTAAACAATGGGAAGAAGAAATTGGCATTGTATTATCTAATAGTCCAACACACAATGTTGGAGCAACGGTATTAGATAATATAAAGGAAGTAACTCATAAAACACCGATGTTATCACTGGAAAAGTGTCATAGTGTAGAAGAAATTATTAAGTTTGCAAATAATCATAATCTTGTGGCTTCTATAAAACTGGACGGATTAACAGTGCGTCTTACTTATAAAGATGGTGATTTGGTTTTAGCAGAATCCAGAGGGAATGGTATAGTCGGATCTGATGTGACCGAACATGTTAAGCAATTCACTAATGTTCCGTTACATATTAATAAGGAAGGAACTTATGTGATAGATGGTGAAGCATTAATTAAGTCAGATGATTTTGCCGAAGTCAACAAGAACGGAGAATATAAGAATAGCCGTAACTTAGCAGCAGGGACATTATCAAGCCTTGATACATCGGTTGTCAAAGAGAGAAGACTGTCTTGGTATGCTTGGGAAGTGGTTGAAGGTGCAAAGGAAAATGATTCATTTACATTTTCACTTATGGAAGCAGAAGAATTAGGGTTAGATGTTGTTCCTAATGCTAATCTAGGATATTCGGAAATGGATATAGAAGAAGTTATTGAGTATTGTTTTGATAAAGCAAAAGAATATAATCTTCCTCAAGATGGCGTGGTATTTAAGTTTGATGATGTTGAATATGGAAAGTCTCTTGGAAATACAAGTCATCATTTCAGGAATGGTATTGCCTATAAAGTGTTTAATGATTCAGTAGAAACAATATTAAGAGATATTGAATGGAGTTGTGGTAAGACTGGAATTTTAACGCCTGTAGCAATTTTCGATACGGTAGACATTGATGGTAGTGAAGTAAGTCGTGCATCATTACATAATATTAGTATAATGGAAGAAATTATGGATAGTCCTTGGATTGGACAAAAAATAGGTGTTTATAAGGCAAATTTAATTATACCAGCAATAAGATGGGCAGAACAAGTAGACTATGATAATCAGAATAGTTCTAATAAACAATTTCTTGATATACCATCTGTTTGTCCGATATGTGGTCAACCTACAAAGATTATAAAAGAGAACGATTCAGAAGTTCTTTACTGTACTAACGAAGATTGTAAAGGACGATTACTTGGTCAACTTACTCACGCCGTATCAAAATCAGCTCTTAATATTTCGGGGCTTTCAGAATCTACTCTCGATAGATTAATCAAGTTTGGTTGGGTAACTTCTATTAAAGATATTTATCATTTATCGTCTTATAAAAATCACATGCAGATACTTGATGGTTTTGGTAAAAGGTCTATTGAAAAACTTCTTAACTCTATTGAAGAGTCTCGTAATACAAATTTGCAGCGTTTTCTTTATGCCTTATCAATTCCATTACTCGGAAAATCAGCAAGTAAAATGATAGCAGAAGCAGTTGATCGTGATTTCGATACTTTTATTGATGAAATGACGATGAAAGGTGCAGAATACTTTAAATATTTACCTGGTATTGGAGATGCATTAATAAATTCACTAAATACTTATTGGAAAAGTCACTACTCAGAAATAATTCAGTTAGCAAATGAATTTACTTTTGAAAAACCTAACTTAATCTTAAATGAAATCCCAAAAACATTACAAGG